GATAAGAAGGATTCAAATAGCAATGCAGGGTCACTAGATAATCTGGAAAAACTAATCATAGGAATTCTTGCGGCAATGCCCGCAGGATACGTTGTCGGCGTCGTTGAGAAGCCGACGGTGCTTGAAGTAGGTCAATCACCAATGCTCGTCGCAGACATTAACGTTTCAACGTATTACACACAAACGACATAAGGAGTAAAAATGCCAACAACAGTAATAACTGGGCGCGACGTCACCTTTACTATTGGTGGCAATAATTACGACGCCCAAGCAACAAGCGCGGTTCTATCCAATAGCCCAACAATTGAGACTTATCAAACTTTAGACGGCAAGGTCTACCGTCACATTGATGATCAATTCTCATTCGACGTCGAAATGCTTGCAGACTGGGGCGCGACTGGTTCATTGTGCGAAGGTCTATGGAACGCAACCGAATCAGCACCAAACACAGGAATTTCAACAGTGTTGACTGCAACAAGCGGTGCAACATTTACGTTCCAGATTCTGCCAGCGTTTCCAAGCGCGGGCGGTACTGCACCAGACGCGCAGACCGTGTCACTATCGTTCACCGTTATCGGCACACCAGCCGAAGCGTTCTAACACAAACAATCGGGAGACAAAATGAAACTACCAATTACGATCGAGTTCACCAGTGGAGAGCAAGCAACATTTGTTGCTGCTCCCCCTGAGTGGGTTCGTTGGGAAAAGCACACAGGCAACACAATTGCACAGGCGCAAGACAAAATCGGAATTTCTGATCTTGTTTTTCTTGCTTACTATGCAATGAAGCGTGAAGCAGCTGGTAAGCCAATCAAGACGTTAGACGTTTGGACTGAAACCATTGCTGACGTGAGTGTTGGTGAAGCAAACCCAAAAGTTACCCAGTCGGAAGTCTCAGCAGAATAGTTTGGGAAGTAGCCTTGCAAACAGGGCTACACCCAAATGACTTCGAAAGTGCCGAGGACATTCTGACGGTTATTGAAATTCTGGAAAGGCGGGGAAATGGCAACTGAAGCAATCAGTTATGACAAAGCCGAATTGCGCGCCATTCTTCGTTCTTTCAAAGCAATGGACGAGGAAGCCACTAACCAAGCCCGAACTCAAACTTCAAAACTTGCTGATTTTGTTCGTGGCAAAATTATCAGTGCGGCTTCAAATGCGAAAAACAGGGTTGCACCTAAAATTGCACAGGGTTCAAAGGTTTCAAAATCGTCAAAAATTGGCGAAATCTCTTTTGGTTTTGCTAGTCAAAAGTTAAGCGGTGGCGGAACAACTCAGCAATTGTGGGGCGGCTACGAATTTGGTTCAAACCGCTATAAGCAATTCCCAGTTTGGTCGGGTCGTGAAGGTCGAGGTTCGCGGGGTTGGTTTATTTATCCAACGCTTCGAAGCGTGCAGCCTGAAATAGTAAAACGCTGGGAACAATCGTTTGACGAAATAGTGAAGGAGTTCAACTAATGGCTGAACGAAGTCGCACCCTTAAACTTTCCATTTTGGCAGACGTTGACAAACTCAATAAATCCTTAAAAACTGGCGAACAAGACGTTTCAACTTTTACTGGTAAGTTACAGGGTTTTAGTGACAAAATCACGACGGCGTTCAAAGTGGCTACGGCTGCCGCAGTCGTGTTTGCTGGCAAACTGGCAATCGATTCAATCAAAGCCGCTTCCGATCTTGGCGAAACCATTTCAAAAGTCGGCGTGTTGTTTGGGGATTCAGCAAAGGAAATTGAAAAGTTTGCCGACGGTGCTGCTCAGTCATTAGGACAAACAAAACAAGAAGCATTGGACGCAGCTGCTAATTTTGCTATTTTTGGAAAGTCTGCTGGGCTTAGTGGGAAAGACCTAACTGCATTTTCAACAGAATTTGTAAAACTGGCTGCTGATCTTTCGTCTTTCAACAATGTTCCGCAAGAAGAAGCGATCAACGCTATTGGTTCAGCCCTACGCGGTGAAGCCGAACCGTTGCGTAAGTTTGGTGTTTTGCTAGACGACGCAACGCTGAAAAATGCAGCACTTGAATTGGGTTTGATTAGCACGACCAAAAACGCACTTACACCCCAGCAAAAGGTGTTGGCAGCCCAAAAGGTAATCTTTGAACAAACTACGGCTGCTCAGGGTGACTTTGCCCGCACGTCGGGCGGTTTAGCCAACCAAACCAAGATTTTGAGTGCTGAGTTAGAAAACACAAAACTCGTCATTGGCGAAGCATTGCTTCCAATTGTGCTTGAACTTGCCACTGCATTTTCTCAAAACATCATTCCTTTGATTAAGCAATTTGCGAACGGGTTAACAGGTAAAGACGGTGTTAACGAAAGTTTGACCGAATCCGAACTATCTGCCCGCGCTTGGGGCGAGAGTGTCAGAAAAGTCATTGAAATTGTTGTCGATTTAAAAGACGAACTAATTGCAGTCGCTGCGGTTTTGGCAACGGTTTTTGTTGTTTCCAAAATTGCCGCTGCCGTTCAAGGCACAATTGTTTTGATCACCAGTTTGATTAAGGCTTACAATTTATTGAAGGCTTCCGCGATCGTTGCTGGTGTTGCTTCGGCGTTTGCATTGAACCCATTGTTAGGCGTTGGCGCGGTTGCGCTTGCCGCTGGTGTTTTAGCAGGGGCAAACGCTTTGGCGGGTCGAGGCGATGTTTCAACTGCTGGGCTTGGCGTCGGCGGTGCGGGTGGTTTTTCAGGAACAATGCCAAACGGTCAACCATTTGTTACAGGCGGCGGCACTGCTGGGACTGCTGGCGGAACGACTGCTGGCACTGCTGGCGTTGGCGTAAGCATTCCTTCCGTTGGCGGCAGTACGGGCGGCGGCACTGCTGGTGCCAGTGGTACTGGTGCCGTCGCAACCGTAGCCAAAAAAGCAAACGAAGCGATTACCAACATTGCTGGGGCATTTGATAATTTTACTAGCGGCACGACGACACTTGCTGGCATTGAAGCCGCTTCAAATCGACCTTTTGCGTTTGGTACGTCAGGGGTCAACACAAACACCCTTGCAGGAATTTTAGCTGCTTCGGCGCAACCAACAATTAACGTGACGGTCAACGGGGCAATCGATCGTGAAGGTACTGCCCGCACAATTGTGGAAACACTCAATAGTTCGGCTTACCGTGGCACGGGCGGGGCTGCAAATCTGGTTGCACTATGACGCAATGGAATCCCGTTTGGCTGGTTGAAATTGACGGCGTTGAATACACCGACGCCGTTTTAGCCAATTTGACCATTCGCAGCGGTCGAACAAACATTTATGAGCAAGCCCAAGCGGGTTACGTCAACCTTGAATTGATCGACATTAACCAGACAACAATCCCAGTTTCCATAAATTCAACCATTTCGGTTCAAATCAAAAATACGTCAAACACGTTTATTTCAATTTTTGGTGGAAATGTTGTTGACATTGGTCTGCAAGTTCGTGACGTGGGTTCGACGACTTTCACTCAGACCTATTCGATCACTGCATTGGGCGCATTGGCGCGTTTGCCAAAAGTAATTTTTACCGACGCACTTGCACGGGATTTTGACGGCGATCAAATCTACGAAGTTTTACAATCAGTATTGTTCAATTCATGGGCGCAGGTCGCTGGGTCGGTCACATGGGGTACTTACACACCAGCGGGCACGACATGGGCGACGGCTGAAAACAATGGGTTAGGTGAAATCGACCGCCCGGGAAATTATGATCTATCGGCGCGTGGTGGTGGGTCAGACCCAATCGACGTTTATTCGCTAGTTGCAGCATTGGCGACTTCAGGGCTTGGCTACATTTACGAGGACAGTTTAGGGCGCATTGGTTATGCCGATTCGACGCACCGAACCAACTACCTTGCAGCAAACGGTTATGTCGATCTTGACGCAAATCACGCGCGTGCAGCTGGACTTCGCATTGAAACACGCGTGGGCGACGTTCGGAATGCAATAACAATCAAGTACGGCGCAAATAGCCAAAACGACGTTTCAGACAGTGACCCAGCGTCAATTGCTATTTATGGAAATCTTGCACAAATCATCACGACAACACTGCATGACGCGGGAGACGCGAGTGCACAGGCTGCGTTTTATCTATCATTACGCGCCAACCCGCAGCCTATCTTTAGCCAGATTTCTTTTGATCTTACAAACCCTGAAATTGATGACGCTGACCGAGACAACCTTTTAAACGTTTTTATGGGCGAAGCAATTTCTTTAAACAACTTACCGTTGAACATGAGTTCGGGAACATTTCAAGGCTTTGTCGAAGGCTGGTCGTTTCAGGCTTCGTACAATCAACTTTCGGTGACCCTGTTGCTTTCACCGCTCGCTTATTCATTACAGGCAATGCGCTGGAACGACGTGCCAGTGACTGAAACATGGGCAAGCGTGTCGCCGACTTTAGACTGGGCAAATGCCACAATAGTGGCTTAGAAAAGGGGAACAAATGGCAAATCCGACAAGCAACTTTAATTGGCAAATGCCAACTTCGAGTGATTTGGTCACCGACTTACCAGCAGACTTTGAAGTCTTTGGTCAAGCCGTGGACACGTCATTGGCTGATCTAAAGGGCGGCACAACAGGTCAAGTGCTAAAGAAAAATTCAAACACCGACATGGATTTTGTTTGGGGCGCAGATAGTGCTGGCATGACAAACCCTATGACAACCACAGGTGACATTATTTATTCATCAAGTGGATCAACACCTGCGCGTTTAGGCATTGGAACATCTGGGCAAGTGATCGGCATTGCGGCAGGTGTGCCAGCATGGACAACACCAGTAAGCGGTTCATTGACATTACTTTCAACAACTTCATTGGCGGGTGTTTCAACGGTAACAATTTCGTCGATCAATCAAACCTACACGCATTTGCAAATTTTGGTCGAGGATTTTGATTTTGCTTCAAACGACAAAAACATGGCAATTAGATTTAACGGCGACACAGGGTCAAATTACTTTACGACATTTGATTCATCAAATACAAGCAGTTTTAGCACGGCAGGTGAAATGGGCAACCATTCATCAGTCAATGACGGCAATTTTATTTGGTCACAAATTCCGTTTTACTCAAACGCGTCAATTAGCAAATTGCATTTTCAAACGGCAGTTCACACAAGTTCCACCGGTGCTGGTTGGTACAATGCAATTTCAGGTCGAATGAACGCTTGGAAAGCAAGCCCCGCTGCGATTACAAGCATTACAATTTTTAATTCAACGGATTCAACTAACTTTGACGCAGGAAGCGTCAAAATCTACGGGGTGAACTAATGAAAATAAAAGAGTTTAATGCTGAAACAGGCGAAGAAATAATTCGTGATTATACAAAAGAAGAATTAGCGCAAGCACAAAAAGATTTTGAAGATGACAAAATCAGGGTTGCAGCACAAACGGCAAAAGAAACCGAAAAGGCTGCATTGCTTGCCAAATTGGGAATCACTGCCGACGAAGCGAAATTGTTGTTGTCGTGACATTTCCACAGGGTACAAATGCACGGTTGATCGAAGTCGCAGCAGCTGAAGTGGGCACGGTTGAGGAAGGCGACAACCTGACCAAGTACGGCAAATTTACAAAGGCAGACGGTTTGCCGTGGTGCGGTTCATTTGTCAACTGGTGTGCAGCGCAAGCGGGTGTCAAAATTCATTCGGTTGTTGGGACTGCCGTTGGCGCACACAAATTTAAAGAAATCCAGCGTTGGTCAAACATGCCGCAATTGGGCTACTTGGCATTTATGGATTTTCCACATGACGGTGTTGATCGCATTTCACACATTGGAATTGTTGTTGGACTAATTGACACAAAAACTTGCTTGACGATCGAAGGCAACACCAGCGGGACAGGCGACCAACGCAATGGCGGAATGGTCATGGTGAAGGTTCGTTCGTACGGGGCAGGAAAAGAAATCGTCGGGTTTGGAATTCCAAAGTTCGTTCCGTATAAGGGCGAATTCCCAACGGTTGCAGTTCCAACTTCGGGAGACAAACCAAAGAAGGAGACAAAAAAATGGACAAAGCCAAAGCCCTAGCAGCGTCGTGGGCGCGCTCATTTATGGCAGCAGCCCTTGCGTTATACATGGCGGGCGTGACTGACCCTAAGACACTTGCAATGGCAGGTGTTGCAGCGGTTGCACCAGTGATTCTGCGCTGGTTGAACCCGCAGGATAAGAGTTTCGGGTTAACGGGGAAGTAGCCCGAAAAGTCGCGGCGGCATGGTTGGTTTGGGCACTTGCACTAACCATGTCCGCTTGCGGCTATGACGGCTGGGTGCGCTATGAGTGCCAAGAATTCGAAAACTGGTCAAAAGCGGAATGTCAACCCCCCGCATGTATCCCGACTGGAACATGCACTGACGACCTACTTGGAATTGAATCGAAACAGACCCGCACGCCGTAAATCGCCTGAAGAAATCCACGCGCAACTCATTTTGATAATTGGTTCAACCCTTGCCGCGGTGTTTTTAGTGGTAACGGTCGGCATAACCTACGCGCTGATTTTTGTCACTCAACCAGTCAGTGCCCAAGCACCCAACGACGCAGCCTTTATTGATCTTTTGAAAACACTGGCAATTTTTCTGACTGGTTCGTTGGGCGGCGTACTTGCTGGCAATGGACTGAAATCCAAACCAAAGCCGTTAGACACGCCGACAAACACGCAAGGTTCTTGACCGCGCGCCTTCTTTGCGTCACCCTGAGTTCAGGTGGTAGTCCTACCGCCAAGAATCGGGAGAATTCAAAATGGTACTTGATTTACTTGACCCAGAGACATTGCAGCGTTTGGTGCTTGCGATCATTCTTATGGTGATTTCAGCCGCTGCGGGTTACGCAAAAGGCTTCAAAGACGGCAAGCGCGAAGGCATGGCACGACGTAAGGCAATGATTCGCCACGCTGCAAACAAGGCGGTCAACTAATGGGGTTCTTGGACAATTACGAGGCTTCACGCGAAAGACTGGAACGGTGGCTGGCAACTTACCCGCTGGGGTGCATTGAGACCCGCATTGTTGAATTTAGTGCCGAAAAGGGTTATGTCCTTGTTGAAGCAAAGGCGTGGCGTAAAGACACCGACGAAAAGCCAGCGGGTGTCGATTATGCCTACGGTTACCAAGCCGCCTATCAGCCCAACATGAAACGCTGGTTCGTCGAGGACACAGTCACTTCAGCAATTATGAGGGTTCAGCAACTTGTCATGGGCGGTGCGGAACGAAGCACGAAAGAGATTATGGAACAGGTCGAACGCACACCAGCGAAAATCGCAAACACAGATTCGACCGATTACTGGACGACAAAGTTCGGCGACGTGCCAAGTTACAAAACCGCAGCTGAAGCCGAGCAGTCTGGCATTCCGTCGTTAGGTTCATCAATGGACGAAATTGCCAAGCAACTGGGCGGGGAATTGGTGCAGGAAGCACCGCAGTGCAGTCACGGGCACATGATCTGGAAGCAATCACACGAAGGTTCGCCAAAAAATTGGGGCGGGTATTTCTGCACCGAGCGCACAAAGGCAAGCCAATGCACGCCGCGTTGGTACGTTTTGCGATCAACTGGAAAATGGGAACCACAGGTATGAGCGATTTAGTGGAAATTATTTATCCACAAAGCATGACCGCAAAACTGCTGCAAGACGGTGAAGTCATTGCGGAATACAAAGTCGCACAATGCGACGGGTGCGCAAAGGTTATGAAACTTGACCCATTTGGTTACAAAATCGGTCAAGGTGGCGAAAAACTTGCTTGGCTTTGTGGGGGTTGTCGGTGAAAATGACATTGACGCGGGCAGAGGAATTTGTCTGCCATAAGGCTGCATTAGAACTGGCAAAAGATAACAACGACTATTGGCAAACCCGTGAAGGCGGGTATTCAATGGACAAATCGTTCCACGATCTAATTGCACAAGACGCACAAAGCATTGGCAGCGAATGGGTTGTTGCAAAATACCTTGATTTGCCTTTCAACCCTTACGAAAACAAATACAAAATAAAAGCCGACGTGGGCAGTCATTTCGAAGTTCGTTGGACTAAGTACGTTGCCGGACATTTAGTCGTTCACGAATACGATCGACCAAACGACGTGGCAATTCTAGTAACTGGTGAATCTCCAAATTATTTCATTGCTGGTTGGATTCCCATTGCTATGGCAAAACGTCCCAAGTACCGTCACACAAAGCAACCAAATTGGTGGGTGACACAAATAAACCTTCAGCCGATCGAGAATTTACGGAGAAGCAACTATGGAAACAATCCAGTTTGAGTGCAGAAAATGCAAAAAGATAACAAAGCAGCTGATTCACAAAATAACAAACAACCTTCCCAATGGTGTGGAAGTAATCCAATGCACGAAATGCGAAGTCATGGGGGTTGCACAGATAGGGAATTCCAATGCCGATCTATGAGTTTGAATGCACGGTGTGCAAAATCCGTGTTGAGGTGGATAAGTCAATCCACGACGAAAACCAACCAATCTGCTGCGGGGCAAACATGAGCCGACGCTACTCAACTTTCGGCATTTCATTCAAGGGTGACGGCTGGGGTCATCAATGAAAAGTTATCCACAGGCGTTATGCACAGGGGTGCAAAAGGTGTGTGACACGCCCAAGCGCATGCGTAAGTTATTCACTTGCTTGACAGGTGCGCTACGATCTAATCGCTTGAAGCGCGCCGCTGAGGCGGTGAGCGCGCGAGGGCGAATCGATCTAATGGGCAAGTTCTATGCCATAACGGCAGTGCTTTCAATAACGGGCATTCCAGCAGCTGAATCAGCAAACTATTCGATAGACCATTTGAAACTTTATGCACATTCAAGAATTCTGGATTACAAAGAGTTTCAATGCTTCAATAAGATCATCACAAAGGAAAGCCGTTGGTCTTACACTGCACGCAATGGCAGTCATTACGGACTGGGACAAATGAGATCGAAGCACTATCGTGACCTTGACCCATTCAGACAACTGGACGCAACAATCAAATACATTACAGTTCGTTATCAAACACCGTGTAAAGCATGGGCGTTTCATCAACAAAGGAATTATTACTAATGGCAAGCGCACTGCGGGACACTGGCAGCACTGCACGTTGGCGCAAGATCAGGCAACGGATACTTGAACGCGACGCTTACACTTGTCAAGCATGCGGTCTTGAAGGCAACACGGTTGACCACATCATTGCCCGTAGTCTTGGGGGTGGAGATGAAGAAAATAATCTTCAATGCCTGTGTTTTCGTTGCAATAGTGCTAAAGGCGGTATAAACCGTCAAAACGGTAGAAATGCCAAAAACGGCAAAAACGGTCAAAATGCGGATAAGGGGGGTTTTTTTAGCAGCGTTCCGACACCCCTGACCCTTCTC